ATAACATTCCATCTCAAGGACGCAACCAATGAACGACTCAACTATTGAACAAATTTATGCTGAAAAGTATAATACAACTACAACAAGCCGCAAGGACATTGGGGACGTGTATGTTGATGGAGTGCCTATTAATATAAAATCTAGTCATGTAGATAGAAATAATTATTCGCCAAACTTAATTAGTGCGGATAAATTATTTAATCATTTAAGTAATCCTTCTAATAATCTAGATTTTTTATTTGTTAGATATAATAATGATGCTATAATAAGTGAAGAATTAGTTAAAGTTGAGCATATTTCATGGACTTGTTTGGACATTAGATGCCAAGGTAAAGGAGTTATCCAACTAAGCAAACCTTTAACAATAAATAATAAACAAACTAGAAAACAATTTTTAAATGGTCTATCTAATGCTTATAAAATTTATATTGCTAAGGAACGTAAAAAATTAAATTTATTAGAAACTAAATATTGTATAAAATGATACATTTCACAATAACATCACAATAACTTTTTGGGTTTTCACAATAACACCACATTTCAAGGACGCATATGAGCAGCCACAAACTCTTTCGCATTTACCAAGTCGCCCGAACTCAAGGACGCAAACAAACACCAATACGCAAACGGAGGTTAAGTATTCTCAATGAATAGATCAAAACTATACGAGTGGCTACTCGATAACGATTGCCCATGGGAGTGGGACGTAGACAATTACTTCGTAGGAGACGGAGTCAAGATTCAATTTTATGACAAGGAGCCATCCAATGAACACTAAACCACTCTATATACTCATCAAACTAGATGTTGATGGAGAGATTATTACTAAGGACAACGTAGAAACTTATGTTAACAACCATTGTAATGCTCTTGAATATAAATGGGAGGATTACCTATTTAGTAGTGAAGATCATCCAAACCTTAGAATCAATGAAGAAGAAATTTGGATAGAAGGAGAAAACCAATGAAACACATTAACTGTTTAATGAATACCACTCAATACAACAACTTATGGACTCTATTACATGAAGCATATGATAGGTCAACAGATAGTATTCTGACTTGTAATCTTGAAACTGAACAGATAGAAGAACTCATGGAGGCATTGCAATGATAATTTATTTCTTTTTAATTCCTTTTATTCTGTACATCATCTATATCTTACGTGTGTATAATCCACATGATTAAGATATGGAGGGTGTGGAAATACGCACTAGGAAGTTTTGCAGATGACAAGACTTCAGAGTATGATAATGTTATAGCTATTGTTAGAACATTTATTTTTATTACTTATCTTATTACAAATTGCTTTATCATCTCTGGAGTAATTAGACATTGGAACTATGGTAACAACACCGAACTGGCAGCACCACAGCAAGAAGCTGCCCAAATATAAAAAGAAACCACAAATGATACGAGCTGCGAAGAAGCGAACTAAGCAATTTCTAGCTCGTCTTTTTTCACAATAACCACGTACCTCAAGGACTTAAATGATGACTCAACCACTTCTAGACTCACACAAAGTTAAATACCATGTTACACTAAATAGTGGAAGGGACTTTATAATTAAAAGTTCTTACAACCCTGAAGAAATTGCATGGGATGCTCACGACGAGGCGTGTCTCATGGATGATTACCTACACAATATTACACCTATCTGCGATGTCTAAACGAAAGTACTACCCGAACAAATGGAAACAAGTTAAAGCTATACCAGCTAAATACTTTGAGTCTATTGACTTTGAGGATTTAATGGATTGGAAACTTGGAGGTTATGAACTACCAGAGGGTGTAGTATGCTTGCTCAGGGAGCGTAACCTTAAAACAAACAAAGTAAGTGAATATACTTACATGCAAATGTCGGCTGCAAAACGTCGTACACACAAAATCTTAAAGCAAGGAGATAGTGAGCTTACAATATGTACTCACTCTCAAGTTGCTCACATTGATGCCACTAATTTATAGGAAAACACATGAAAGACTCATTCAAGGACGTATATACATACGCTAGTCAAGCACTAGATATGATAGAACGTGAAAAGGATACTAATCCTAACTACAATGAACTAAAGAAACTACTAACCGATCAAGTTAACGAAGAACTAAATGATGTCACCTATTCCAGAGTCTCTAGTAAATGAACAAGTTGAATTAGAGAGATCACAGATAAGTCAAGGTCTCAAACGTCTCAATGATAATACATTTAAACTTGAGGATAAAAGCTATGCTTCTGCTTCAGTTTATGGTATTGCATCTATTGATACATTACTTCCGTTATTAGTTGATAAAATCACAATAACTAACCGCCGCATACATGAAGGCAAAAATGGAGTAATATTTAAGGAGATACACAAGTATCTTGAGGGTTTAGAGCCGTTAGCTGCTGCTGCTATCGCTTGTAAACTAACATTTGATAAGGTATTTAGTTTTAAAGAAGGTAGTAATACTGCAGTTAGTGTATGTTCTGCTATAGGTCATGCTATTGAAGATGAGTGTCAAATGAGACACTATGAGACTAAGGTTCCTGCACTATTAGCTACTCTTAAAAAGAACTATTGGCATAAATCTATTGGAACTAACCAGAAGCTAGTTGTCATCAAGACTTTAATGAATCGCTATGATGTTCCTAAATGGGATTCATGGGGGACTTCAATTCGTGTAAAGCTTGGAGGTTGGTTGCTTGATTGTATCATGGAATCAAGTAGATGGTTTACTAGGGAAACGTTTAGAGAAGGACATAAAACTGTCACATATGTGTTACCAACTGCTGAGTTTTTAGATATCAAGGACGAAGTTATGGCAACTGCTGAACTATTCTCACCATTAGCTTGGCCGATGCTAGTGACACCAAGGGATTGGAGCAATGAAGAGGTCGGAGGTTACATTCTTAACGAGGTTATGTGTGGTCACGACTTGGTTAGAAGAGGCGATCCGACCCTTATACAGGGAGAAACACCACTAGACTTTTTGAACAAGATACAAAAGGTCGGATATAAATTAAATCCCTTTATAGTAAGTACTGCTGAGTTCTTACAAGAAAAAGAAATTAGTGTTGGGAAATTCCTCCCTATTATAAACTATGATCTACCTCCTAAACCTGTTGATATAGCTGAGAACAAAGAGTCTCGGATGAACTATAGAAGAAAAGCTGCTGAAGTATTGAATACACAAGCTCAAGAGACAAGAAAATCCTGTCGTACTCGTATGACTATGGAAGCTGTAGCTAAGTTCAAGGACAGAGATATATTTTATATACCTTGGTCTTTTGATTATAGAGGTAGAGCTTATCCTATACCTGCATTCCTTACACCGCAAGATACTGACTTTGGAAAAAGTTTAATTAAGTTTGCGAAAGAAGCTGAAGTTACACCTGAGTCTTATAAGTGGTTAGCTTTTCAAGTAGCTACTGCTTATGGTCTAGATAAACACACATGGAACGAAAGGCAGCAATGGGTCAAGGACAACATTTCCACAATAACTCGAGTAGCCAAGGAGCCAATTAACAATTTAGGAGATTGGGAAGGTGCAGAGGAACCATGGCAGTTTCTAGCAGCTTGTGAAGAGTATTACCATTGCGTGATACAAAAAGATAGATTAACTACTGGTCTATGTGTAGCTACAGATGCTACATGTAGTGGTCTTCAGATTCTAGCTGGTTTAGCTAGGGACAAGTCGACAGCACAACTCGTCAATGTGTTGCCTTCTGATAGACCACAAGACGCTTATGCTGTAATAGCTAAGGAATCTAAACCTAATATACCTGAGGTCTTACACCCTGTTTGGGACAGAAAATGTTGCAAACGAACTGTTATGACTATACCATATAATGCTAAAGCATTCAGTAATAGAGCATACATCAGGGAGGCACTCAAGGAAAAAGGTATAGAGGTAGATAAAGATGATCTCACAATAACTGTCCGAGCTGTCAGGGACGCAATGTCTAAGGTAGTTCCGGGTCCGATGTCTGTTATGAAATGGATAGAGGACGAGGTATCTAAAGCGATTAAACGAGGATCTAAGGAATTAGAATGGACTACACCATCTGGATTCGTAGTATCTCAACGTTTAATGAAAAAGAAAATACAAAGAATAGAACTGCAATTATTAGGTAATTGTAAGTTAACTATAGCTACTGGTGATGTAAAGGAAGTTGATAAGACTAGGCACAAGGCAGCAACTGCACCTAACCTTATTCACAGTCTAGATGCTTCACTACTACACTTAAGTGTTAAAAGGTTTAACGAACCTATCGCACTAATACATGATTCAGTACTATGTAGAGCTACTGATATGTCTTTACTGTCTACGATAGTCAGGGAGACATATATGCACCTCTTTGCTGATAATGATTACTTAACCACCTTCGCTCAACAAATTGGAGCGGAGACTGAACCACCGATCATAGGAGATCTTGAACCGAAATCCGTGATTGATTCCACTTATTTTTTCTGCTAATGGCAAGAACAATTCACAAAACTGAAAACCCTGTAACCCTTGAGGGATTCCAAGCAATACTAGCACCTAGTAAATTTGGTTATTCACTCTCGGCTGTAGTCGACACTAATGTTGTTGACAAATTAGAAGATGAGCGATCTGAAGTCCTTAAATGGGCAGAGTCTAAGCTCAAAAATCCGAAACGTTCCACGCTCAAGCCTGAGCCATGGGAAGAAGTTTCTAAGGATAAGTATAAAATTAAATTTTCTTGGAACGAAGAAAATCGTCCTCCTGTAGTTGATACAGAGGGTACACAACTAACCGATACCAACATACCATTATATGCAGGATCTACTGTTAAGCTGGGTTTTTATCAAAAGCCATATATTCTTAGGGATGGGGTTACCTATGGTAGTTCTCTTAAGCTGGTTGGTGTACAGGTTGTCTCTGTAAAAGGAGAAGCTGGCGTAGATACAGGTGACTTAGATGCTGATGCAGTAGCCGAGTTATTCGGTAAGTCATCAGGCTACAAAGCAGCTGATCCTAATATAATTCCTGATACTACACCAAGTTCAGTAGAAGATGACGAAGAAGATTTCTAAATTTAAATCCAAGTTGGAGGAGAGGCTCGCTACTCTTCTTACAACTCTTGGCGTATCATATGAATATGAGTCTGAAAAGGTTGCATACACAATTCAGCATAATTATAATCCTGATTTCGTGTTACCTAATCATACATACCTCGAAGCTAAAGGTTATTGGTCACCATCTGACCGCCGTAAAATTTTAGCTGTGAAGAAAGATAATCCAGATATGGATTTACGTATGGTTTTTCAGGCACCTTTCAATAAAATAAATAAAAACAGTAAGACAACCTATGCAATGTTTTGTGAAAAGCATAATATTCCATGGGCAGCTTACCACAATATACCACTTGAATGGTTAATATGACCGAAAATGAGTTCGTAAGGCACATACCTTGCGACAACTGTGGTTCGTCAGATGCAAATTCCTTGTATTCTGATGGACACACTTATTGCTTTGTCTGTCATAACATCACGGACGGAGATAAACCTACTCACAATAACAAAATGCAAGGAGCCGTATACCTTACAGGATCAGCCGAGCGGCTGCAAAAACGTGGTATTTCTGAGAAAACTAACAAATTCTATCAAATTCATGTAGATGGTAACGAATTAAAGTTTCCATACTATGATGAGTCAGGAATACTAAAAGGTATAAAAACTAAAACAAAGAAAAAAGACTTTCGCTATGAAGGAGTTTCCACTAATACCCTATTCGGTCAGCATCGCTTCCCTACTACTGGTAAACGTATTGTTGTTACTGAAGGTGAATTAGATGCTGCTAGTTGCTATGAAGCTATGACTGGTTGGCCGATGGTCAGTTTACCACATGGAGCAGCAGCAGCAAAGAAAGATATTCAAAAACAGATACCTTTATTTCAAGGATTTGAAGAAATTGTATTATTTTTTGATAATGATGAAGCCGGTATCAAGGCAGCAGATGAAGCTGCAACAGTCTTACCTCCCGGAAAAACTAAGATAGCTCGTCTGGAAGGATACAAAGATCCTTCAGAAGCCTTGCAAGCCAACGATTCTGACGCAATTAGAAAAGCAATCTGGGATGCTAAACCTTACCGACCAGATGGTATTGTTGAAGGTAAATCACTATTAGATTTAGTGACAACACCAACCCCACCTGCAGATCACGATTATCCTTTTGAAGGATTGAATGAACTGTTACACGGAATTAGATATCAAGAACTCATCACAATAACAAGTGGCTCAGGTATTGGTAAATCAAGTTTCTGTAGGCAAATTGCTGCAAAACTATTAGATAATGGAGAAAAAGTAGGCTACTTAGCTTTAGAGGAATCTAACAGACGAAGTGCTTTAGGACTAATGTCATGTGCATTAGGCAAATCATTACATATAGGAGAACATGAACAAACAGAATTGGCAGACGCTTTTCGCTCTACTATGGAACATTGGAATTTATTCCTGTTTGATGGTTTTGGTTCGTATGATCCTGACACAATTTACTCTAGGATCGAATATCTTGCCTGTGGATTGGAATGTCGTATTGTATTCCTAGACCACTTAAGTATATTATTATCTGGTTTAGATGGGGATGAACGACGTATGTTGGATCAAACTATGACTAAGTTAAGGTCATTAGTTGAACGTACTGGTATAACGTTATTCCTAGTATCACATTTACGGAGGAGTAACAATGATAGGACTTCGCACGAAGAGGGAGGAAAAGTATCCCTCAGCCAACTTAGAGGATCTCATAGCATTGCTCAACTCAGCGATAGCGTCATCGCTTTGGAGCGAGACCAGCAGAGCGAAAATGATAGAGACGTTACCACGCTTAGAATTATTAAAAACCGTTATTCAGGAGAGACTGGATTCGCAGGTAAAATAAAATACAATTTAGCTACATCAAGGTTTACAGAACATGAAACTACGACAACACCAGTTTTCGACCCAAGTACAGACTTCTGAGTTGAAAAAACCTAACCCACCTACAAAAGATGCAATCCACCGAGCAAAGTTTAAAGACAGAACCTTCAGCTGGGACAACAATAGTAATAGACCTCGAAACAAACGGTCTTCTTAAGAATACTACCGAGATCCATTGCATTGCTGTTCATTATGTAGAAGAAGGTACAACAGTTACCTACAATGATACAGGAGCTGCAGATCCAATAGTCAGAGGTGTTCAGTTTATTGAACTAGCCGACAGAATTATTGGGCACAATATTATAGGGTTTGATTTACCTATAATAAAAAAAATATATCCATGGTTTAATCCTCAAGGAGAAATCATTGATACACTTGTATTATCTCGTTTATATCATCCTAACATGATGGAGATAGACAAAAGAAGAAATTGGAAACATATGCCTTTACAATTATATGGTAGACATTCACTCGAATCTTATGGATACCGATTAGGAGAATACAAAGGGAACTTTGGAAAAGAAACTGATTGGTCTACATGGAGTAAAGAGATGGAAGACTACTGCGTTCAAGACGTTGCTGTTACACAAAAACTATGCAATCACTTCCACCGCTACCTGAGTGGGTCAAATTAGAACACCAAGTAGCTAAAATACTTACACAACAGGAGATCCATGGATGGTATTTTGATGAACAATCTGCACGGAAACTTGAATCTGCTCTCAGAATTGAGTATGAGGCGATTACTAAGGTACTTCTCGACAGGTATCCTTACGTTGCAGGAAAGGAATTTACTCCTAAAAGAAATAATAAGAGCCAAGGGTACATCGAAGGTTGTA